GTAGAGCCAGCAGCACTAAATGCGTAAGCAGTACCAGTGCCGTAGGCAATAGCACCAGCAGTAGGAGTAGCCGTTCCATTTGTACCGCCTCCATTAATGCCGACCACACCCCATGCTGGCGCAGCGGATGAACCACCTGTTACCAAAGCCTGACCAGAAGTTCCGTAGCCTGTTGTACCTGTTGTCGCAGGAGTTGTACCAAGGTTAGTACTAAAACCCAATGCGCCAGCGTTGTTTATGACGTGAGCATATTGACCGCTTGAACCCCAAGGCAAATAAGTTTTGAAACCATTACCAGACCCAAAACTAATATCACCGTCATGGCCTGAAAAATAAACCCCGTTGTTAATAGAGTAAAAATCAGATGGCGTACCAGATGAGTAAACCGATGAGTTCATGCCAAACTCACCGTAATACGATGAATCTGTACCTATGTCGTTAGAGATAACATAATTGGTTGAAGCGCTAGCAGATGTACTCTTGTTTTGAATAACAAGCTGGTTATATGAGTTGGCGGTTGTGCTACCAAAAGAAGCAATAGAGTTGGAAGCATTAAACGACAAAACTGGCGTTGTACTGGTAACAGAATTAGCCGACAAAGTAGTAAAGTCGCCAGATGAACGAGTGGTCGCACCGATAGACGCACCGTTAATTGTTCCACCTGTAATCGCCACAGAGTTGGCGTTTTGGGTTGACATTGTTCCCAAGCCAGTGATTGCTGTATTAGGAATGGTCGAGGAAGCCGTAAAAGCGCCTGTACCGTTACCAAATACATATCCTGATAGGGTAGCCGCACCTGTACCACCAGAGGCCACGGGGATAGGGCTAGAAAGCCCTGAAATCGTCCCGCCAGTTATAGCCACAGAATTGGCATTCTGTGTGCTCATTGTCCCCAAACCAGTAATGTCCGTATTCGGAATTGAAGTCACCGCTGTCAAAGCGCTCGTGCCAGTCCCTTTCACATATCCAGTTAGGGATGTTGCGCCTGTGCCGCCGTAGGGGACTCCGATTGTTGAAGCGTTCCATGTTCCTGCTGTAAGTGTTCCAACTCCTGTAATGCCTGTGTAAGAGCCTGAAATCAATGAACTAGCGATAGTTCCTGATATGATTTGCGAGGCAGCAATGGCAATCGAGGTAGGCGTTGCGCTTGTTACTTGACCTTGAGAATTGATCGCCAAAACAGGGACGCTAGACGCTGAACCATAGGTCGAAGCTGTCACCCCCGTGTTTGTGATGCTGAAAGTGTTTGACGCAAGGGTTAGCCCTGTGCCAGCGTAATAAGTGTTAACGCTTGAAAACTGAACAAACGTAATTGGAGTGACGTTAATTGTTCCAGTATCAGCCGAAGTTGACACCCAACTTGTATTGGTGTTCAAAGAGCCGTATAAAACAACCGTGTAAGCGCCAGGCACTTCTGCCCAAATATCCATGTCGGTTGATCGCACCCATGCGCCAGATGCCGCAACATAAATGCCGTTTTGTGAGGCGGTAGTTTGATTTTTTACCAATATTCGGTCGCCAATTTGCACCGAATAAGTGTCAATGGTCTGCAAGCCAGACAGCGTAATGTTCGCAGTCGTAGCGCATTTAACCGCCGCTTTAGGGTTTAAGCCTTGGGCGATAGCGTCAACGTAGGCTTTATTGACAATATCAATGTTATTTGAAGGCGCAGTGGAAATCTGCCCTGTTGTTGTCTGAATATTGGTAAAAACCCCAGTAGACGGGGTAGTAGCGCCGATTGTCGTGCTGTCAATCGTGCTGTTGGTGATCTGTAAGCCCGATTGTTGCGGGTTAACAGTGGCGTAAAAGGGCTGACCCTGCCCGATAAACGTATTGAATGAGTTGTCAAGATTGAATAACGCCTGTACAGGCAAGATATTCTGGTCGTTTACTTTTGCGGGGTCAGCCATTTAAGCCTCTTAAGATTGATCTGCCACAGGAGTGACGTACAGCAAACCAGCGGTAGCCGAATTACTGAGCGCGGTCATGTAAAAGGGCGCTTGGGGGGTTGCCAAGATCAAAGGTGAAGTCATGCCAGCAGGCAATACGTAGTCTCCATTCGTTCCGTCTGAAGGAAACGTAGGAGCACCAACGCTCGAAGTTGTACCAAACTTCACGGCAATAGGAGCAGCGCCCGTATTGAGGAATGAAGCAAAGTTCACTTGGTCGTTAGTGTAGTTACCAACAATCTGGACAGCAGAGTGTGCAGTGTTGGTCACAGATAACGCAACGGTTTGACCCGAATTGCGCTGTACGGTTGAGCCAGCCATGATTAGACAGCAGTCACAGGTGCAGGGCCTTCCAGACGGGTAATCTGGATGACGTATTGACCACTAGCAGGCACAAGAGAAGCGTTTGATGTCAAGTTGCCAAACTGGATTTGCAAAGTGTTAGCAGCAGTGCAATCAGCTTCAGCAATCACAACACCAGCGGTTTGTGTGCCAGACACACCTTGAACAAACACCAAGTCTGTTGTCAACAAGCCAGGCACTGTGTAAGTCACAGCGGTGGTAGTGTTGGCAGCCAAAGTATTGGATGCGTTGTTAAGAGTGGGAGTGATGTAGAAAGTCTCATGGGCATTGCCACGAGTCACGGTCGTAGATGACATTTTGCGTCCTTTCAGAAAGACAAAGTGATTATACAAAAAACGCCCAATAAAGGGCGTTTCCTGCTCAGTTTTTTGCTGAATTAAGCCTTGATAAGACCAAGAGCTTTCAAAGCGGAGACGATGTCGCCGATTGAATAGGCTGTCGAACCAGTAGCACCTGGGAAGGTGGTGTTGGTGTACACAGCGGTAGTAGAACCAGCAGCGGTGGTGGTGGTGTTAACAGCAGCGGTAGGCTGTGTTGTAGCAGTCACGCCAAAGAACGAAACTGGGCCACCGTTAGGGGCGATAGCCGTTCCGTCTGTGCTGTCACCATCAATAAGATAGTGAGGGCTGGTTGTAACGGCAGGGCCGTTGTTGGTGTAGGTGGTGGGGGTCAAAGCCATGATTATTTACTCCTTAATGAAGATTAGGCTGCAACACGGCAAGCGAGTTCAGGGTACAAAGGTGCCCAACCATACAACACATCCAAACGAGTAGGGATGCTATCGTTGTTGATGGTGTATTGGCGAACCACACGCATGGACAAGCCGATTTCTTTATCGCTAGCGCGACCAGCAAAATGGACCCCCTCGGGCAGCTCGAGATCACAAATTGCTAATGTAAAAGCATTACGATGCATAATAATATTCTGAGGACTTACTACCCCAGTATTATTAAAAGGAGTCACAGCAGAAGCGCCAGCCGATGTAATGCTCACGTTCTGGAATTGACCAGCAGAGATCACAGCAGGAGACACGGTAACGCTGTTACCAGAGATAGCTTTCACCACAAAGTTACGCAGTTTGTTGCTACCGTAGGCTTGACGGTTTTGGGGGTTGACTGCATAGACGTTAGCGATAGTGAATGTGTCGCCAACGTTAGGAGTGAACGTACCCGATTTAGTCAAGGTCAACACCGAGCTAGAAGCCCAACCAGAGGTCAAGATACCAGTGTCGGTAGAAGTGTTGATGGTTGCAGTGCCGTTGTAGTTGCCAAAGGTTTGGCTAACCACGTTCTGGTCCATTTTCCAGTTCATACCACCAGAATCACGACCCATCAGACCTTTACGGTACTGTTCGCCGATAGCTTCTTGAGGCACAAACAAACCTTTCAAGCTGTCCACGATGGTGGCAGATGTGAAAGGCTCAACGGTGCATGAACGGCGACCATCACGAGGAGCACCTTCGCTGTCGAGGTAAGCGCCAGCGGTCAGATAAGTAATCAGACCAGTAGGAGGTGTACCAGCAGTACCAACGATGTTGGCGGTGTTCAACGCAGCCATAGACAAACCGTCACGGTCAATCTTGTTGGCGATAGCAGCCACAGCGGGTTTCAACACGCGGTCACTGAACATATCCAAGGACAAAGCCAAGTCTTGTGTAGTGAACTGTGTGTCAACGTGGAATTGTGTCGAAAGGGTAACAGGCACGCTTGTTTCGTTGAAATCTTCAACGTTCAAAGCAGGGCCAGTAGTACCGATGAAACGACCAGGGCGGCGGACGTTCACGGTGTTACCAATTTTGCCGCCAACGACAGCGAATTGGTCATCATAGTTACGGTCAACTTCCGAGGTGAAAGTTAATTCGTTCTCCAAGACCATCAACGCTTCGTTGGTGATCTTGGAAATGGTTAGGAGTTGGTTACTCATTTCATTTCCTTTGAATTAAATATGAACAAAAAAGGGTCTGTCAGCGAATCCGACCTTGTTTTCGTGCTGCTTTCCACTGTGAGTAAGTTCCGTGAAATTGACCGTTTGAGTCAATAGCCACATCCGCTACTCCAGCCGCAGTGCGAATCGGTTGAATTGGCGCTGGCGCTTTACTTTTAACCACAGGCTTTACTTCTTCAGGCTTGGCTTCAAACCTTGCCTCCAGTTTCCCCAACTCTTTCATGGCGGCTTTTTCCGTCATACCAGCAATCTTTTTGGCGAGGTCTGAGTTCTCTGCTAAGTGATACAGGATTTTTGGGCCTACATCGCTCTCGAGAATCGCATCACGTATCGAGTCGCTTACAACTACGTCACTTGATGCCACCATATCGTCAAAATCAGGCAATTCTGCTTTGGCTTGCTGTACCTTTTGACCCCAAGTCTCATAAACTTTTTGTCGTTGGGCAGCAGCTTTTTCCTCAGCATCACGCCTATCACGTTCCTGAAGCGCCTTTTCTGTCGAATACTCAGCAAGAGCCTTCGCATATTCAAACGCATCCTGAAACTGGCTAGGTTGCGGTTCTTCGTCAACAGGCGCAGCCTTTTGGGGCTGTGTTTGTCTCTCAAGAGCCGCTAGACGTTCTTCCAGAGCTTGCCTTTGCTCACGTTCACGTTGCGCTTCTTTACGCGCTTCTTCACGCTGCTTGGTAATCTCTGAAAACCTCCGTTCGAGTTTCGGATTCTGTTTCCGTTCACCCTCTGGCTTGGCTTCCTCTTTCGCTTCCTCTGGCTCACTCCCACTAACATCATCCAATACTGGCTCTGTTGGAGTTTCCTCAACAACAGCCACAGGCTCGGATTCTGTTTGGGCTAAACCCAGTTTTTGTGCATAGAACTCAGCCGCATTTTCGCTAGTCAATACTTGACCTGCTTGGTTTTCGGACATACGTTTCCCAACGATTTAACCCTGTGTACCTCACAGGTAAGGTTTAGTAGCCATTATGCTACTGATTTTATTGATTTGCAATGTCTTGATTAGCCTGATTTGCGTAAGCGTATTGTTCCGCATTACGCACTTGGATTTCCTTTTCAAGACGCTTGGTGTCCATGTGGTGAAGCAGCAATTCCATGATCGCTTCAATCTCCACTTTGTTCTGTGACGTAATGGCGCGGGTATTCTGGTCGTTGACCTTGACCTCTGCCATTGTTTCGGTATTGTGTGCCTTGGCTGTGGCTTTAAGCAGTTCACGCTTAGTCGCGCCTTCTTCTTTAATTTGGGCAACAGATTTGCCGTAATTAATGTCGTTCTGCATTTGTTGCATGGCTTGTTGCATTTGCTGGACTTGCGCCTGAGCCTGAGCCATAGCCATTTGAACTTGTGGCGGCACATCGGACTTCTCATCCACCTTAGCCAGCGGGTTGAGCGTAGCCAAGCGGTCTGCGATAACGTCTGCGCCAGGGAAATCCATGTTCCTAAACCACAAATCGCCAATCTGAGACATAAGCTGTGGGTCTGCCGACAAGATAGGCGTAATGGTCTCCAAAGCCTCTTGGCGCTTGCTGTTGTAGCCTGGGCCTGTGTCCATCACCACATCGTAAAGACCAACGGTGAGGTCGTTTTTCATGAGGTTGTTCACGGCATCACGCTCGTTAACCGTCACCAACTCAGGCTTACCGTCATCGCCAATAATCCGCATGACACGCTCGGTGTCGTATATTTTGGGGATAAGGTCAAGAATGGCACGAGCGACTTGAGCCTGCGATTTACACAAATTGTCGTAAAAGTCAAAGTTGTTGAGGTCAACTTGCTGTTGCTGACCGTTCAAAGCCTTGCCTGAGATGTTGCCTTGCTTCAGTTGAGCAGGGTCAAACACACCCATCAAGACCTTAATATCTTGGTCAATTAGACCTGTGGCTTCCAAAATGCCAGCAGGAGGTGGCTCTGGCTGCAAGCGGGTAGGTGGTGGCGCTTGACGACCATCAATGTCGGTTTGCTTGTAGCGCAACAGCGGGAATGATTTGATGTTGGCCTGCGCCCAATCGATTTCATGTCCCTCATCTTGACCTTCAGCCATAATCCATTTGGCTTTGGGTGCAAGGGCGACTGATTCAGTCAATGAGGTTTGCCAGAAGTTGTACATACGTTGTGCATCTTTGGCGTGACGCACCATGCCAAACTTCTTGCGTTTGTCGCCCACAATCACATGGCGACCGTAAACAGGAATAATGGGTAGGTATTTACCCGCCCATTCGCCTTCTTCCAGAATTTCATTGGCTGTCAGCTTGCAATATTTAACCGACTTCTTGACCGATTCACGTTCGTCAATGATCTCAATGCCCATGTTTTCAAGGCGCTTGAAGAAGTCTTTGTCAGTCGCAAAGGTAGCAGAACCGTCACTGAGCATATACAGTTTGGCACGTTCACGCACCATGTAGTAATACTCAGCAAGGCGAATATCCTCTTTGGTAATCCATTCAGATTGGCTGTCGCCTGTGCCGCGCTGTGTGAACGATGTGATTTCAGCATCAGGGTAAAGCTTGCTGAAATCAGCCTTACGCATCATTGTTGTAATCAAACAACGCTCTGCATCAGACCCATCAGGCATGATTGAGTTAATGTCGTAATAGACCGTAAATGGGTTATCAATCGGCTCAATGTAGATTTCTTGGTCGAATGAGTCATCACTTACATAATCTGTACGCAGACGGATATAACCCCAACCCATGCGAACAGCGTAATCTGTGGCTGTGTCATAGGCGTTGTCAGCGTTAGAGTTTGCTTCAATGTGGCGAATGATGCCTTGGATGACTTGCGCGGTCTTTTCGTCTGCTTGGCTGTTCATGCCATGAACTTTAGGGCGAGGGCGCTGCTGGCGAATCTGGTTAACCACTTGGCGGCAATAACCATCAAGTTTGTTAATCGTCAGCACAGGGCGAGATTCGAGGTTTCGGCTGTTTTGTAGTTCAACAGGCCATTGATCGCCGTTGACGAACTTCAAATCTTCCAATGCTTCTTGGCGATTCATTGTGTCGGCATCGTTCGCCAAACGCAAAAACTGGATAGCCTCGTCAATTCGAGGGTCGTAATCGCTCAAAGAGCTTTCATTGAATTCAGCCATTTAATTACCCATCCAAGAGTGTGCGCCGCCATAGTTCTGCGGCACAGATTTTTGACGCTGCCTGCCTCTAGGCTCGTTCACCATTAACCCGATATATCTAAATGCGTCTGCACCGTGACTGTAATGGTCATGGAGAGGCGTTCTGCTAAATTGGCCTGTCTCGGAGTCAACTTCATAACGATAGTGTCGGAGGCATTGTAACCCTTCGGCACAATTATCTCTATCAAAATAACACGACCTGAATATTGTTCTTGCAGCGTTGATCGAATCCACCACAGGCACACGCTCCAAAACCTTAGTCTTGTAGCCTGCTGCCCTAACAATGTCCTCAATACTGCGTCCTGACGATGCCAGTGTCTTATTTTGGGCATCGTGTGGCAGCCACAGGGTATCGTAAAGATAGCCGTAGGTCTGCATCTTCGCCAAAATGTCCGTCATTGTGGTTTGGTTGACCTCAATGTAGCGAATCAGGCGTGTTTCCATGCCAATAAACTGCACAAACCAGACAGAGGTCATATCTGCCCAACCCAAATCAAACACGGCGTGAACAGGCTTAGAGGCATCGTATGGCACATTAGTGATTCGGTTGTCCAATTCGGCCATCTGCATCTCTTTGCCAAAGATAGCGCCGTCCACCGTCATGCGGCAGAAGCCTTCCCAAACAATTCTATGTGCCGCAGGGTCGCGTGACTTTAGCGCCAGCATCTCGTCTTTGAGCGTATCAGGAAACCAAGGGTTATCCGACCAATTGATCTTTTGAACAATGGCGTTAGCAGGCGGGTTAGCCACAAACCGCTGGTAAGTCTCGTCAGTCTCTAGTTCAGGGTTAAACGTCACCCAAATCTCGGACTGCTCTTTACGAATGGTGGGAATCAGTACGTTCCAGCTATTGCGGGAAACCGTTTGTGACTCCTCTACCCAACACACATCAACCCCTTCGATAGACTTTACGTTGACCACGTTGTTTCGCAGGCCAACAAAGAAGAACTCTGTGCCGTTCTTGCCTTTGATGGACTTTTCGGTAATCTCGTAGAAGCCAGCCAAACCCATATCAGCGATCTGGTCGCACAGTAGCTTGTGAACTGAATCCTTGATAGAAGTCTGAAACTCACGAGCGCAAAGGATACGCAATGGTGCTTGAGCGCCCTTAATCAGCAATGCTCTAGCCACACCCCATGACTTTGCGCCGCCACGACCACCATACAGCACTCGATAGCGGGAATTCTTAGGGTTGAATAAGCACTCCAGTTTGGCTGGAAACTGTGCGTTAGCAATGGCGGTCTTTACGTCACTCATTAGGTTTGACGAATGTGACTTGGATGCCTGTCAGCAATGGAGCACCATCCACCCCTGTAATCTCTTGCTTCACGCTTTCACGGTACTTCTTGGGGAATCGTGCCGCCATGCTTCTTGACCACAGTGATGAGTTCAGCTTTGCGCTTTCCTTATCCTCAACCATGTAACTCTGCGCTTGATCTTCCCACCATGCTTGCTCATAAGCCTTTGCATCTTCCAAGGCGTGCAAAAATTCTTCATGTGAGTCACGCCATGAATACATTGTTCTTAACGATACATTAAGAATCGCCGATATTTGCTCTACGGATTTACCCAGTTTGCCCAATTCCACGACCTTCTCGCAATATGCGGGGTCATAGAGGCTTGGTCTACCTACTGGGCGTTTTACTTCGGTCATTTAATGGGGTTTCCGTTTATATCTTGTATTTTTAAAAGATGCTCGTTGCCAGGGAATACAACAAAGTTACGTGAACCTTGTCCTGCGCCTCTACTGCCTTGGTCAAAATATTTAATGCCTGGGATGCCTAGTTGTTTTAATGTATTTGAAGCCTCTATTTGACCTTTGGCATTGTTACCAACCATCATAGATTTACCCAAATTGTTATAAATTTCTTGACCTGTTGGGTTCATTCCATAACTTTGTTCTTTTAAATGTGGAGCAGCATCTATTGATTCAATAGTTGTTCCGTATGTCCAATCAGACCCACGATGAGGCAAGTCTTTCAAAGCATCTTTAACTGCTTGTGGTTGCTCACTTAACGGCTTATCCCAATCAAGCATTTTTTCAATGTGTTCGTCTGGCAAATCAATTTTGTACAAATTGCCTGTACCAAGATTTTTAGCATCAGCCTTTTTGGTCACATTTTGAATTACATCACTTGCTTTTCCAACAAAATCAACCCTGTCAGGCGTTGGATTTTTAGACCAATCAGATATAAACTTTCTTGCTTTAGACAAACCGAGTTCATCAACAAGCTGTGCGACTTTGTATTCTGGTGTGCCAACTTCAACCTCTTGGCCTAGTAAAGTTCTTCTAGGAGCAGCAGATGAACCTGCTGGCTCTATTTTCATGTAATCTTGTGCTGTTTTTTTATTTTCAGCAACATACAAACCATGCCCATATGCTTGAGCGCCTTCGCCTGTACCAATTTTGGTAGGGTCAAATGCCGCAAATTTATAAGGCGAACCATGCCAAACAGTCATGCCAGCGGGGTTGTACCCTTGCGCTAACTCTAATGCACCTTTCATTTGAATAGGACCATTAAGTTTTTTAGTTCGTAAAAATTCTTGTAATTCCGCATCTTCTTGAGCGTTTTGCGCTTTGGCTCTTTCATTCACAGAATTAGCCAAATCAATCAAACTTTGTCCTGGATGCTGAACAAAATTATTCGCTTTTTGCGTTGCAGAATTTAATAGGTCTGATAGAAATGGCATAGAAATCCTCGGTTTACCCGATTTTATTTCTTTTTAGGCTTTTTGGCAGCTTCTCGCTTTTCAAAGTACGCAATCGCCACGGCTTGCTTGACAGGTTTACCCGCCTTCACTTCCGCTTTGATGTTCTCTTTGAACGCTTTGTCTGATTTGCTCTTGATTAACGGCATCTTTGATCTCCTTGATCTTTGTTGCGTAACTGCTTACAAACTCTTTGAACGATTCAACCATCTCATAGCTGCCAC